CCGAATGATGTATGAGCTTTCGTGTCTTGTGTCCCCTCACTTGTCTTATGGTCTGTCTCCAGGTTCAGAGATTGTGCTCTGCGTGGTCTCAAAAAGTTTGCCGTTAGCAAGAACGGTGATGAAGTCGGCAGTGGACGATAAGTTGAAGCTTTCCCCTTATTTTGGGGAGCAATTTAAGCCAGACTACAGGCGAGACAGCACCTATTTTCCATCAAACATCATGCTAACAATAGGTTCCTGCAACACGGACAGAGTTCTTGGCATGAACGTGCTTGGGGGCGCGGTGGATGAGGTTAACTTCATGGCGTCAAAGGGTCAGGTTATCAGGTCTGTAGGTACAGGTAAGAAGACAGTGGCTCAGTATGACTTGGCGGAGAAGACGTATGCGTCCCTTGTGAGGCGCGTTAAGTCTCGCTTCTTAAAGGCACCAAGCGATTTGCCAGGGTTGATGATCTTGTGTTCGTCAGCAAGCACTATAGGGTCATTCACAGACAGGAAAATTCAAGCATCGCTGAAGACGTCGGACGTGTTTGTCAGGGATTATGCAGCGTGGCATGTGAAGCCAGCTAATAGTTTTTCAGGTCAAACGTTCAGGGTTCTTATTGGTAACGATTCTGTGCGTTCAAGGATTATCAAGGACACAGATCCAGATTGGTCTTTTGTGGTTGAGGACGGTGCAAGGGTTATTGAAGTCCCAGTGGAATACCAAGAGGATTTTGAGCGAGACCTTGAGAGTGCGATTCGAGACATTGCTGGCATATCAACGCACGCAATCAGCGCGTTCATTAACCGCATTGAGATTGTTGAACAGTGCGTGAATGAGGCATCGCATCCATTCTCAGTGGATGAATACACCAGCGGTGGCACAGGAGCGTTCTTATGGAACGAGATGGTGACCTATTATGAGCGGAAGCTGCCAGGCGGTTACGCTGAGAGGGCGGCGAAGCCCAAAAGAAATCCAGAAGCATTGCGACACGTCCACATTGACCCGTCTCTTAGTGGTGATTCTACTGGTTTCGCAATGGGCCACATTGAGAGGTGGGTTGAGGTTGTAAGGCGAACACCAGATGGAGAGGAATACACAGATCTCGCGCCGCATATCGTGATTGACTTCATGTTGCGCATCAATCCGCCGTTTGGAGAGCAGATATATTTGCCGGACATCAGGACGCTCGTCTATGATTTGATGGAGCGCGGCGGTTATCATGTCAGTCATTTGACGTGTGATTCTTACCAGTCTGCGGATACGTTACAGCAGATGAAGCAAAAGGGGGTAAAGTCAAAAGTTATATCGGTGGATAGGACGGTCAAGCCATACGAGTCTCTTAAGACATGCCTGTACGAGAAGAGAATTGAGTTTTATCAGTACGAGCCGTTTATTGCAGAGTTGAAAGCGTTGGAGTATGACAGGGTTAAGGGTAAGGTGGATCATCCAGCAGCAGGCACCAAGGATGTGTCGGACGCGGTAGCTGGAGTGGTCGCTGGTTTGCTCGAAAACGCCTCTTCGGTGCCACTGTCAGCAGAATTTTCTATGTCTGAGGAAAACCGAGAGGACTTTAGCTGGGTGAGTGGCGGCAAGATACCCTGGAAGGGTGGCGATGTGCCAAAGCGAAAAGGTCCAGCAGGGTCGGTTTTGCCTTTTTTGTTAGGGTGAGAGCATGGGGTTCCTTCAGAGCGTTGCTTCAAATATTCGCAATTGGTTCAAGTCAGACAATTCTGTTGTAAGCAGAGAGACGCAGAAGGGTAACAAGCGGCTTCCGGCGGCTTCCCCTTATGGCGCTTATGGTCAGACTGGCATGGACGCGCTTAGCGGCTTGTTGAGCATTGAGCGTGACTTGATGACGCGCTACGTAGACTACGAGGAGATGGACGACTATCCTGAGATTTCAGCGGCGTTAGATGTCTATGCCGATGATGCAACCGTCCCAGACATGTTTAAGGACAAGGCCATATGGATTACCTCAAAGGACAAGGTGATTGAGGGAATACTCAACGATGAGTTACTTGATGGAAGCCTTCAGATCGAGGAGGACATTTACCCGATTGTCAGGACGCTGGCGAAGTATGGTAGCGTTTATGCCGAGCTCTTGGTTGAGGAGTCTGGTGTTGTTGGGGTGACGTACCTTCCGACGCCAACCGTTAGGAGAGTCGAGAGGGACGACGGCACATTGGTTGGTTATGTTCAAGACGTGAATGGCAGGTTTGGTTATTCTTGGAAAGAGGTTGAAACAATCATTGCAGGCAATGGGAAGTCAAAAGGTCAGATGGAGGTGTTTGAGTCGTGGGAGGTCGTTCATTTCAGGCTGAGAGGGAAGAGCTTGACAAGCCCCCATGGTCACTCGATTTTGGACGCGGCAAGGTGGCCATTTAGGAGGCTTGTGATGGCCGAAGATGCAGCTTTGGTTCACAAGCTTACGAAAGCACCAGGACGCTTAGCTTTTTATGTTGATGTTGGTGACTTGCCTCCAGCGCAGGCAATGGCGTATTTGAACGAGGTAAAAAAGGGGTACAAGAAAAAGAAGTTCATGAACTCTAACGGTAAGATGGACTTTAGAAGAAACCCAATTGCTCCAGATGAAGATATTTTTATACCAATGCGTAGCGGTCAAGAGTCAACACGCATTGAGACAATGTCGTCGGCAGACTGGCAATCGACTGAGCTTCTTGATTATCTGAGGGGCAAGTTGTTTTCCGCGATCAAAGTACCTAGAGCGCATCTTGGGTTGAGCGGTGAGTCGTCAAGGGCATCGCTTGCTCAGGAGGATGTTAGGTTCGCTCGGACGCTTTTGAGGCTTCAGCGAGAGATTAAGACTGGAGTGAGGCGAATTTGTCGTGTTCACCTTGCGGCGAAAGGTATTGATCCGGACTCTGTGGGGTTTGACGTCAAGATGACAATCCCATCTTCGCTTTTTGAGCTCGCGCAGATTGAGTTGCGAAACGCTCAGGCCGATAATGCAAGCAGGCTCAGTGAGTTCTTTACGAAAGAGTGGATATTGCAGAACGTGTTTGATTTTAGCGAGTCGGCAGCAAGTGGCGTCGCGAGAGATAAGCGCCAGGAAGTCAGGACAGACCAGCGTTCTGAGGCTGAGGTTCAGGCTTCGATTGTTCGGGATTATCCGGAGTTGGCGGATCAGGGTGGCCAACCAGAGGGCGTAAGCGAGTCATCGGTTGATGGCAGTAAAAGGTTGGGGGAGTTGATGATGAGTCAGGAGGAATTGAGAGAGGCGATTGAGTTTGCCATAGCCAGACTTGACGTTGTTAAGCCGATTGTACAAGATATACGGAAGGAAGTTCGTAAAGCGAACTCGACCAGGAAGGTGGTATGAAAATGCGATTGACGCTCGAAACAAGCGAAAGTGTATTTAAGGGATCCTTTGAGACTTTGAGGGCGGATCTTGAGTCCGCCCTTGATGAGTCAATTGAAGGCGCTGAGCTTGTGGCAACCCACGAAGGGGTTGCTTTCGCCTTAAGGGATGGTAAGTTTTTGAAGGTGGAATGGTGCGTTGACGCAGAAGGCGTGAAGATAACCTCCGTTGATGATTCAGGGTTGGGGGTGTTGGTAGAAGGCACCAGAAGCGTTTACGTTTCAAGGTGTTTATCCGATTCTGTCAAGGGTATTCTTGCTGGGGATTATGTGTGCAATCGATTGCACGAGGCCGCAATGAACATCAGACAGGGAGGCGTGTATTTCGCCTCAGACGCAAAGGACTATTTGTTGGAGAGCTTGTCAGATGATGACACAGAGTGGTGCTCATATTATGGCGAGAACATCGACATGGTCCGAAAGTCTATGCATGGAGACTTGGGGGGCATTGAGGCGAATGTGCCAAGGACGAGATACGCTAGGATGTCTGTCCAACGGCTTGAACGGTTTCGCCCAGAGCTTTCAGAGTCATTCAAGGTTCTTGTTGAATTAGCGAATGGTATTGTGGCAGCAACGGATTCGCTTGACAGCCCAAACGCGGTCTCCTTGCGTGCAGATTTTGCCGACATTGCAAAGAGAGCCAGTCAGATGTTTTCGTTGTTGAGGGAGAGCCAATTGCCCATGATGGCAGTGGTTCACGACCTTTTAGCGGAGAGACTGAAGGTGGCGCTTGTGATGTCTGCTTTTGAAGAGGCAGGAGTATCAACTTAAATGGAGAGGGATTATGAGTTTTTTGAGTAAAAACATCACCGTAAGACCACTGGAAGAGGAGCTTGAGCTTCTTGGTCTTAACACCACACCAAACCAGCTTGCAACCTTGGCGTCAAAGCGCCTTGATGAAAGCTTTTGGGACGACCACGTTCATGTGGCACTTGACGAAAATGTTTCTGGTGCTGCATTTGGTTTTGGGTCGAATGACGCAAGCGATGAGTTTGTTACTCACGCGCTTCTTGGGCGAATCAGGAGGGTTGCGGAGTCAGCTTCCGATGGCGAGATTGATGAGATTTATAGCGCTCTTATGGAGATGCAAATCGACGAGAATGACGAGACCTTGATTTCAGCATTGACGGACCTTCTGGATGAGGGTGCCTTTGATAGGGTCAGGAGCTTTACCGGCAAGATGAAGAAGCGCGCCAAGGCTGGCTTCAAAAAGGTCAATGGCAAGTTCAAGAGAATGTCATCTAAAGAGAAAGCCGAAGGCAAGAGAAAGCGGAAGACAGGCGGATATAAGGCTAAAAAAGAAAGATCCACCAGGAAACGCGAGAAAACTGGAGCCTTTAAGATGAAGCAAAGGCGAAGGGAGAGGTTTGAGTCTTCTTTCGAGGACGAACTTCGCGACCTTCTTGGGGAGTCTGAGCCAACTTCCGAGTACCAGGAGACCGTTGATCGTATTGAGCGAATCATGGCTCTGATTGAGCAGGAGTTGCCCGAAGCTGGTGGTGTTATGGCCGAGGCTTTTGAGAGCCTTGGGGATGACGCACTCATTTGCGAAAGCGTGAGTGACTTTAGCCAAGCTGTCGTTCCATGCATCACCCTTATTAAGCGTTGTCTTGAAGAGATAGAGGCCCAAGATGTGGGAAACTGACTGAACGGCGCAAAAAGCGGCGGACTGCGTATCGAACTGGGAGGATGGAATTGTTTGGCTACTTGTCTCAAAAAGAGCTACTAAGTCCAAAGGGTCGAAAGACTAAGCGGAAGGTATCTAAAGAGGTAAGGCGCAAAGTGATTTTGGACGTGCCAAGGCTTGATCGAACGCCACTGAAGCCGAAATGGTCACACTGGAGGAAGGCGTAATGACAACGCAATTGCTGGAAGATGCATTGCCCATGAAACTCTCTCTTGAGGAGAGTAAGAGTGGAAAGCTGGTGGCGCGTGGTGAGTTTGCAAGGTGCGATGTGCCAACCGCCAATGGTAGGGTTTACCCCCGTGCCCTGTATGAAAGAGAGATCAAGAAGCTTCAGGCGTCCGTTAAGGCAAGAAGTGCTTTTGGGGAGCTGGATCACCCGTCGGACGGTAAGACAAAGCTTCAGCGTGCGAGCCATATAATTACGGACTTGGACATTGATAAGAATGGGACAGTGCGTGGTGTTGCTGAGATTTTGGACACTCCGAACGGTCGCACGTTGAAGGCGATTATTGATGCTGGGGCTGAGGTGGGAGTTAGCTCAAGGGGGTTTGGCTCAACATCTGTGAACCGCGCTGGTAACCAGGTGGTTGGAGAGGACTTCAAGCTTAAGTCGTTTGACTTTGTGGCAGATCCGGCAATGAAGAGCGCTGTGCCGCAGTACTTCTCTGAGGATGTGGATATTGAGATTGAGCCAATTGATTTGTTCAGGGAAGACTACCCAGACGTGTATAGTGCGATTGAGGAGAGTCTGAAGGGCAAGGCTCAGGTCAAGGTCGACAAGTCCATTGATGACTTGGTGGCCAAGGCGGAGTACGAAGTTGAAGCTAGGCTGACTGAGCAGTTTGAGCGCAACCTTGCAGAGCAATTGATTGCAATCAAGGACTCGGTCCAGCATGAAGTGCAAGAGTCGTATGAGTCCGATCCTCTTCTTGGTGGTGCAAAAGGTGTGCTTTCTGAGATTGCATCAATGGTGTCTGAGTTTAACGCTACGGGCGATGAGCGGGCTCTGAGGGACGCGCTCAAGGCAAGGGATCTTGAGCTACATCAGGAGTCAATGGAGCGAGAGAAGTTCGCCAGCCTTGCAAAGCGTCTTGGTTACAGCCTGTATGTTGAGCGCAGGATCACGGGTCATCCAATGCCTGATACGATCAGAACTGCGATTGGTGATACAGCTCAGTATGACTCGCTTGAGAGCGTATCATCGGCTTTGAGCAAAGTGCTTGAAGAGTTAGATGAGGCGGCTACCTCGGTTGAGGAAAGCAGGCGGGGGGTAGTCGAGGCAGAAGTTGCCAAGGTCTACGCCGAAGAGCTTGAGGCGGTCAAGGTTGAGCTTGAGGCTGAGAGGGCTGATAATGCGCAACTGAGGGAGTCTGAGGAGGACAATCAGCGGTCATATCTTGAGGTTCACCGAGAGATGGGCAAGTTCAGGGAGCTTGCTGAAAGCATGAAGTCTGAGTTGGACAAGGCGGACACAGCGCTTGAGGAGGCCGAGGCTGAGTTAAAGAAGCACCGCGCCGAAGCGTACCGTCTGAAGAAGTCAAGAGGTTACACAAATTCAGGTCAACTCGTCACAATGCTAGAGGGCGTTGAGGATGAGGGCTCAATTGATCGAATTGTGCAGGAAAGTGGACGCCGATCCATGATGGACTCTGAGTTGGAGAATATGAGGCGGCGAATTAGGAGAGGCACCGTCAACAGCGGGCCTGATGCTCTTACCGAAGCTGCTGCTGGGAGATCCACGGCGCTGGGAGACATTTCATTGGCCGAGGTCCGAATGTTGGCAGGACTCGACAAGTAATTAACCGTCACAACAACAAAGGAGAGTGTGGCATGGAAGCAAGAAATCTTTTGGAGACAGGAACGGGAGCTCCCGATCCAGGTTATGTTCAGAAAGTTACTCGCAAGTGGTCTGGTCTTTGCGAGGGCGTTCAAAACCCTTACGAGAAGGGTGTTCTGGCGATCCTTCTTGAGAACCAGATGGATCATTTGCGCGGTCTTAATGAGGAGACATTGAGTACGGGTGTTGGTAGTTTTACCAAGTACATCTTCCCAATTCTTCGTCGTGTTTTCCCTAATCTTATCGCCAACCGCATCGTCAGCGTTCAGCCGATGACTGCTCCGGTTGGCGGCATTTTCTCGTATGAGTACAAGTACGGTGACACCAAGGGCAACGCCACTGCAAACAACAACCTGATTGCAGACTTTCAGAAGTTTTATTCTTCTGAATACATCGACTATCAGGTGGTTGTTGCCGCAGGCGATGTCGATGGAACCAAGGTTAAGTGGGTAAATGCGGCCTCAACGGGCGGAACAGAAGGTCAGCCGACTGAACGTATTCCTCTGAAGTGGCTTCCAATTGCAGATGTCAACACTAGCAAGGGCATCACCGGAGCCACCATCTATTGGACCCTTACTGGCTCCACGACCCTCAAGCAGAGATCGGTTGTAGCTGGTGGAGCAAACGCAGGGACTGGTGACGGCACTAGCTTTACCGTTGACCTCACCACGGGTGCCTGGGAGCTTGATGCTACTGGCGATATCCCAAAGGCAGGGGATCCGATTTACGTTGCGTACTACTACGACAGCGAGAAGGTTGGGACCACCACCGTTCCAGGGGTTACCGCCGGATCGGGCAACACGGCGAATGCTTTTGCGAATGCTGATCAAGTTGCCAAGATTCCAGAGGTCAACATTGACATATCGCTGTCAACCGTGACTGCTGTTACTCGTAAGCTGAAGGCTCGTTGGTCTGCTGAAGCGGTTGATGATCTCCGCGCCTTCCATGGTATCAATGCTGAGACTGAGTTGGTTGCAGGTATCTCAAACGAGATTGCCCTTGAGCTTGACCGCGAGATCATTAACGACCTCGTAAGTGGTGCTGGCAGCACTGCGGCTTGGAACTATGGCGCAGCCACACTCAACAATAGCAGCCTTGAGCAGATCCGTTCTCTCTTGACTGTGATTGAGTCTGTGTCTGCGAACATCCACAAGCGCTCACTTCGTGCGCCAGCTAACTGGATTGTCACTTCTCCAGCAGGCGCGGCAATGCTCGCCCAGTTGACCACCAATGGCGATTTTTCGCGGTCAGCAGGGCCAGTGGAGTCCCCGAATTACGGTGTGATGAACAGCAACTTTGGCATCACTCAGGTCGGGACTTTGATGAACAAGTACATGGTTTATCAAGATCCCTTCCTTGCTAGTGACAACATGCTTGTTGGCTTGAAGGGTCAGAGCTTCCTTGATGCGGGTTACGTGTACGCACCATACGTGCCGCTGCAAGTGACGCCTACGTTCCTTGACCCTGACGACTTCACCTTCCGCAAGGGTCTCCGCACTCGTTACGCGAAGAAGATGCTGCGCCCAGAGTACTATGGGCTTATTAAGCTCAACGGTCTCCCAACGGTGACCAACGTCTGATAGCCAGAGCAATGGCTGATTCGTGAAAGGGGGGGGGTTGGGGAGTCTCAATCCCCCCTTTTGTTTTATAGGAGAGAGGGAAATGCCGAAATTTACACTGAAGCGTGGTGAATTGCCCAACACGCTGAGGGATGACAACGATGGTCATAGAGTTTATGAGCTACGTTCGGGCGTTGTGTTCGACATTGACAAAGATAATGCAAAGGCTTTGAAGTTTCTTAGGAGTTGGGCTACTTTGGTGGTTGAGATTCCAGAGCCAAAGCCAAAGCCAGAGCCAAGGCCAGAGCCAAGAACTCAAACCAAGCCTAAGAGTTCAGCAAGGGCAGCAACTCGAAAGCGACGATCCACGAAGTCTGCCGCAAAGGGTGAATAAGTATGGGTACACTGTCGGAGGATAGACTGCTTCAGAGGGTGGGTGCGTCAGACTTGATGTTTGGCGAACCAGTCATGGTGATAACAGCTATGGGTAGCTTTGTAGCTAAGGGGTTTGTTACGGCAGTGTACCAAACTGGCGGGGTTCAGGTTCGAGAATTCGAGACGAAGAGCTCATACGGTGATAGGATTTATGACTCAAGCCTTTATTCCTTTGTGCCTGTTGCGCCTCCGGCTGGTGACGAGTCTGAAGGGGACGAAGGCGAGGTTTTGGACGAGGAGCCAGAAGAGCAGGCACCGTCGAAGGCTCAGGCTGTTGACGCGAAAGCTGACGAAAAGGCTGCGTCAATGCCTGCGCCTCCGCAGAGTGCTCCGAAACCAGCCTCAAAGAGTCCAGTTGTTTCAAGTCACCAGCTAGACGAGGAGCAGCTGAACAGGGTTATATCGGAAATTTCTGATGCTGCGTTGAGAGTCCTAAAGGCAGTTGGCGTCAAGGACATTGATGTTTACACCAAGGTTGCGGAGATCCAGAAGGTCGTTAACACAGTACTGAAGGGTGAGTGATGGCACAGTCAGATGCGGACGTAAAGGCATGGGTTGGCCGAAGGCTTGGCGCTTCTGTGGTTAGTGTGGAGTTGACAGATGCGGATTATGGCGATGGTTTGGACGATGCAAAGCGTTGGTTTTCTGGCATTATTGGGCAGCTGAAGGCGTATAAGCTGACGTTGACAGGCGTAAACGAGTACGACGTTCCGGCGGATTGTGAGTCGGTAACAAATGTCATTTTTGATGACAAAAACAGCGAGATTTGGGATGTTTACGATTGGGCAGACGTGAGATTGTCACCTTTGGGTTTTGGCGCTTACAATCGAGGGTACGGCGTGGGCGACCTGAGCTATATCACGCAGTCGCTTCAGTATCAGTCTGAGGCGATGAGGGTGCTTTCAGCGGACAAGGATTGGGAGTGGGATCGGGCAAGGCAGAAGTTGGTCCTGTATCCTGAGGGTTTGGCGGGCGTTAGCAATGTGATGGTTTATTACCTTGTTAGCGTCTTGGATTTGGCAAGGCTGAATACATACGAATACGACCTTGTGAGGAGGTATGCGCTAGGGTCTTGCATGGAGATCCTTGGGTACATACGCACAAAGTACGGTGAATTACCAAGCGCAACTGGTTCAATGTCTTTGAACGGTGACACGCTTCTGTCAAACGCAGACGTTATCAAGTCCGAGGCTCAGGATAAGGCTACCAGGCTGAGAGAACCGGCGCATTTTGTATTGGGGTGAGTTATGCCGAAAGGAAAGGGAAAGCAGTATCTGAGTGATCTTGAGAAGCAGTTGACGAGCACTCAAGGGAAGTCTCAGAAAAGCCACGAGAAGTATTATGGTTTTTGGGGCGCAAACGGGAAGCCCCCTTGGGGTCACGAGGTTTTGGAGTTGATAAACTCTCAAAGCAAGAAGAAGAGTAGGTGATGGCATACCCCATCTATTCAGATCAAGACTTGGGCTACTTGAGGACGCTTGAGGCCGAAAGATATAAGCTGTCAGGGCAGTCTGTGTCTTACTACACGCTCAACAGAGGTTCAAGCGTTGATCCGTTGTACGGTGAGGCGAAGCCAGAGGCTTATCAGACGCACACGTTAACCATGGCGATCACATACCAAGAGTCAGACAACAAGGAGCCTTCAGTGCAAGATGAGGGCCTTGTGTTTGAGTATGATGCTGAGGCATTTCTTGCTCACAGTGAGTGGGCTTCAAGCGGTCCAGCAGGGAGATTGCCAAAGGTGGGGGATGTTGTGCTCATTATGGCCGAGTATTTTGACGTCGTGAAGGCATCAAAGGGCGGAAATGTCATGGACACAGTGAGCGCGGTTGGGTTCAAGTTGATGTTGAGGAAACGAAGTAAGTTTGACCCTCAGAGGCGATTGACGTGACAGAAGAAAATCCTCAGATAATGCAATTGATTGCACGAGGTATGGGTTATGGATTCGTGTGCGGCAACTGCACCAAGCTGTGGGCGGGGTTGAGTGCAGTT